TCGCCGATAGATGCACTCTCGATATTAGCCTTCGTAAACTCTAGCGAGCACGTAAGCGATTGGTCAATCTCAATCTTGAGCACGGCTAGAACGGAATGTCGTCATCAAACTCGACGACAGGCTCAGAAGATTCTTTATCCACCGAAGTCTTCTTTGCGATTGCGGCTAAACCATCGACGCCACTTGGTGATGCCATGCTGCTCTCTGCCGCCTTCATCTCAAAAGATTCATTCACCATCTCCTGCATAAAGGACGGCAGATCGGCGAACACGTCACACATCTCCTTGCTCTTGGCATCACTCTTGCCGTTAAACTCACGGCAGTACACCTCAAGGTCAAACACCTGAGCAGCGTTAACGGTCGGTGTTTTTTTCGCACCACCGTCTGGTTTAAAGACCGATACAACCTTGGCGTTACCGCCCTCGGTGTGCGCAACCTCAAGCTGAGCCGACACAGATAAAATATTCTGTATCTCAAAGCCTCTAAGCTCCTCCTCCGTAAAGCTCTTGCCGCGCCATGACTTCAGATCCTTGTGTAGCGTAGCGTTTTCATTGAGCGACGAGGTGTATTGTTTCATAATACTAAAAGGCCGACCATCTGCCATCTTGGGGTTTAAGACCTCCCAATAGATGCAGACCGACGTTCTTTTTTTAGGGTCGTCCTGCTGAAAGGTTTCCATCCGTGTGCCCACGTCAACGATCTTATAGCACACTGCTGAGTATTGCCCGACAGGTAGCGTCTCTCGATCGCCAGTGCCGCTTGAAGAAATTGTTAGTCCCATGTACATATCCTCTTGTCAGTTTGCAAATTTGTATGATATTGTGCAACACCACACACATGGAGTCAACATCAATGAGCCTCAAAATAAAAAGACCGAACCAAAAAGACGCATCAACGCCCCTCTCAGGCAACCTGCGCGACGATTTTGAGAGCTTTCTGGCTACCAATGGTCTTGAGGTTGATCCGAACAAGGGTTTGATCGTAGATGGCAGTGTGGGCCGCGCCTTTATGGACGTGGATGGCAAGCGCAAGCTAGTGGGGTGGTATCAGCTCTGGCTCGATCAGAGTTTACCTTACGGTCACGCAGGTGACTATCGGCTCGACCATAAAAAGCCTACGGCGGTGTGGCGTCCACAGAACAAGGGCAACCGAGCCATCACAGATGAGCAGAGGGAGGAGATACGCGCACTTAAAGAGCAGGCGGCTATCGACAGGCAGGAGAAGAACAACAGGGCTGCGAAGCGGGCGCAGAATATGTGGATCAAGGGTAAGGACATCGAGATTCATCCCTACCTGAAGAAGAAGGGGGTGGAGAACCACGGGTTAAAGGTTGGCGATGGTAATCAGCTCATGCTACCCATGTGGGACGAGGATCTAAGCATCGTTGGCCTGCAGTTTATCGACGAGGACGGCGGCAAGAAGTTTCTCACTGGTTCCAAGAAGAAGGGCAGCTTTTATATACTCGGCGTGAATCAGCTAGACTCGGCGACGACGATAAACTATGCCGAGGGCTACGCCACTGCCGCATCCTACTTCGAGGATGTTAATCAGCCCGTGGTGGTGGCCTTCGATGCGTTCAACCTATCGCCGGTCGCTGAGTCGATTGTTAAATTCTTTCCCAAGGCCAAGCACGTTATCATCGCAGACTGCGACGACAGCATGACGGGCGAGCGGGAGGCGATCAAGGCAGCGCAGGTGATCAGGGACGCAGGCTCTCAGGCAGACGTTCTGATGCCGCAGTCTAAGGGCGACTACAACGACCACAAGCAGGAGCTGATAGGCGATGCGATCGAGGGGGAGGTCATGCCCACCCTGCAGGAGATCAACGTGCCCATGAGCTTTGACTTTCAAAAAAATAACAGCGGAAAATACATTGCGAGCAAAGAAAATATACGCGGCGTGTTAACGGTTAACCAGATAGATGCGCGGTACAACACCATCAAGAAGCGCATGGAAATTGCGGTGCCTAACTCGGATTTCATACAGGATATGCAGGACGAATCGGCGCTCATCGAGATCGAAGATCGCTGCATAACGATGGGGATGCCGCACCAGAGGGTGCGCGACTGCCTCAAGCTACTTGCGAAGGAGTTCAACCCTGTTAAGGAGTGGATAGAGAGCAAGCCGTGGGACGGCAAGAGTCGCCTGCAGATGTTTCTCGATACGGTCACTAGCCCGAACACAGAATTGAAAGAGATGCTGATGAAGAAGTGGATGGTGAGCTGTGTGGCTGCGGCATACGAGCCGGAGGGTGTTGCGCTCGAAGGTATGTTGGTGTTCCAAGGTGCGCAGGGCATGGGCAAGACTCTGTGGTTCAAGAAGCTCTGCCCACCCAACGAGGACTGGCTACTGGAGGGGGTGACGATTAACCCTGCCGACAAGGACTCGGTGAAGCAGATCGTGAGCCACTGGATCGTGGAGGCAGGGGAGATCGAGAGCACGTTTAAGAAGGCTGACATTGATCAGCTCAAGGCATTCATTACGCGCAGGTCTGACGAGCTACGGCTACCCTACGACCGCGCATTTACGAGCTACAAGAGGCGCACAGCATTCTTCGCTAGTGTTAACGCACGCGAGTTTCTGGTGGACACCAGTGGCAACCGAAGGTTCTGGGTTGTGCCCGTCAAGGCTATCGACATTAGGCACAGGCTAACGATGCAGCAGGTGTGGGCAGAGGTGCGCGAGACGATGTATGAGGAGGGCAACAGGACGTGGTTCCTGACGCCTGATGAGCGCGAGATGCTGCAGGCGAGCAACGAGCTTTATCGCACGCAGAGCAGTGTCGAGGATCTTATCTTGGAGCACGTCAGGTTTGATTCAACGCTGACAGATGCGGTGCAGATGACCAAGTTACTGCGTGATCTCGGCATACCAAACCCAAGGATGAGTGACTTCAAGGAGGCTGCACGCACGCTCTCCGATCACGGTCTTGAGCCGCGCAGGACGGGCGGAAAGAAGGTATATGACATAGAATACACGAAGCCTGACGGAGGCGAAAAGGGTGTGGGGCTGCTCGATAGGAGTTGGGATTAGGGTGGCATTTGGTGTAGTTGTTTGCTCCGTGTTGATGTACTTGAGTAGTATAAGAGGACACGGAAACTTATACAGGTGTGCAAGAATTAAAAGTGCCGACCTGTACACTCTTTTTTTTTCACGTAAGCGATTGATAAATATGGTTAATAGCAGTAGGGGGGGGTAGTATACCCTTTAAAAGACTTTGTTTTACTAAGAGTATAAATGAAAGATATTTATAGTTTATATAGGTCGTATATATAGTTTACGGAGGCTGTACACACCCCACACTTGACACACTCATGGCGGTTTTAAAATGACAGAGAAGAAGAAGGTTGGTAGACCAAAGAACAGGCGACCGAAGTTGGCGGGTGATGCGCCTGCGCAGTTTGAGGTAGACGAGGAGCTAGGTCTTACCGAGATGCAGGCTGCATTCGTCTGGCACTATACCGAGGGTGCCTGTGGTCAGACGGAGGCTGCGAGGAGGGCAGGATTTAGCTTCCCCGCAGCCTCGGCGAGTAAGATGCTGAACGGCAGACATCAACCGCAGGTCACGCGAGCGATTAGGATCGCGCAGGAAGAGCTGAGGGAGAAGTATGCTATTACGCCACAGAAGACTGGCACGATGCTGTGGAAGATAGCTGAGGAGAGTTTTGCGAGCGGCCACTTCAACGCGAGCGTGAGCGCGATCAAGGAGCTGAATCAACTCGCCGGTTTAAACATACAGCGCAGCCAGAGCCTTAACATAAATGCCAATATCGACGGCATGAACAAGGCAGACATCAAGCAAAGGCTAGGCGAGCTGCTAGGGCTGCAGGATGATCTCGACGATAAAGATATGTAAGAACCTGCAAACTAACTTGATCGAGCGCCGCGTTAGATCTAACCTGAAAAAGAGGCGCTCTTTTTCTCAGACCCCCAAAAATCGGGGGAATTCCCCTTTTTCTCCCTAAGTGCCTGATATTTAAGGCTTTTCTGGCATTTGCCTAAAACTTATCCTGCGTCGGGCATTGATCGCTGTGACCACAGCAGTCCCTTGGGGGTGTGCTAACAAGAATCATTCGCATCTAGGATCCCTTGAGACTGGCATTCCGGGCCTAAAAAGCGGTTTGGGGGTGCCCCCGTACCCCCCCTGAGCGCGAGCGCGGCGGGCGCAATAGCTATAGCTGAGTTTTGCGCACTGAATCACCAAAAAAACTCAACGCCTAAACTCGATCCGCTTTCTCCGACCCAAATCGCGCCATCCTCATCGATTTCTAGGGTCTGCTTATTTTTTAAGCAAAACGAATTTGCCCAAAAATTTTATTTTATTTTTCAGATCGCGCATAATCCCCCTATGAACTGCTATAACTGCGATACACCCCTAATATGGGGCGGCGATCACGATGACGAGGACGAGGACGGCAACCCCCTCATCGTTTCCAACCTATCCTGCCCCAAATGCGATGCAATCGTGTTCTTCTGCCTACCCAAAAAGGAGAAGTAAATGGCTGACTCAAGATCCAAGGGCGCGAGCTTCGAGCGTGCGATCTGTACGAAGATAAATGACTTTTTGGTGGGCATGAACTCCCCCATCCGCGTCAAGCGCAACCTCGATCAGTATCAGATGGCAGGAATGTGCGACGTTGAGCTTCCGAACCACGCGATCGAGTGCAAAGCATATAAATCTGGATGGTGGTTTTCCCCCAAGTGGTGGCAGCAGGTGGTCGAGTCGTGCGGAGACAAGACGCCGATCCTGATATACAAGTTCAACAACAAGGGGATCCGCGTCTGCGCACCACTTTATTTTGTAAACCCCTCCCTGCCGAGGGATAACGGCAGAACGGTGGTAATGACCCTCGACGAGTGGTTTAATATCCTCTCTACCAACGAGGAGTTTTTAGCGAATGCGGCGTGATGATACTGACATCTTTGGCTACAACCTCGGCGGATCTGTCGGAGACTATTTTGACGATGGCCTGCAGCCTATTATGCGCCCCGAAAAGCCAGAACTACCCTCCAAGGCGCAGGTAGCTGCCGTTGGTGCGGGAATCCTCGGCGGCACGCCGTATGGCCTGATAGATATCTTCGGCGGTGCCCCTGAGATACCTGCCGACCCGAACACGACGGTTGGCGAGATGATGACTGGCCCAAGATCGCCGTCGATGGCGGAATATATTAGGCAGGGCAGCATAGTGGATCCACTGTTGCAGTTGGCGGGTGTGGTTCCCTTTGCGGCGGCTGCAACCATGCCTATCCGTAGGGCGCGAGCGTTGTCTCAACTTGAGCTGCCCACGGACACCGCATCAAGAATGTCCAGAGCGGAATCGGGCGGGTACAACACAGACGTTTATCATGGCTCGACCCATGACGTTTATGCATTTGACGCCGAGAACGCCTCTGACATGAGTGACTTTGGTCGTGGAGTTTACCTCACCAATAACCCAGAAGATGCGAGCACAAATTATGCCGGCGTTGGCCCTGACCTGCAGACCAGAATAGATCAGGCAACCGAGTATCATACCGAAGTATCGGGTATGCATCCCGCCTTGGCAGCAAAAAAGGCGCGTGAAGAACTAATCGGTGAAGCATCTCGCGGTGTTGTCTATCCCCTAAAACTTAATACAGATAATTTTGTCAAGATCGGGAGGGACGGCACGGTAATACCCGCCGGAAGTGATTATCGTCAAAGCGCAATTGATGACATTGAGAGCTACGATGGCGGTCGCAAGGCTTTTGACTCAGATGATGCCTACGAGGATGCCGTATATGAAAGAGCAAACGAGTTTTACGACAATGATATCGACTCAAATTACGACAAGTTAAAAGATTTTTTGAGTGGATACGGAGCTGATGAGAGGCTTACATCAGATATTCTGCAGGATGTTTTTGATGGCTCATATGGT